GAAAGCCTCTGGTGAGAGGATCCAAAATTTATCCACGCAGACATTTGAATTACAATCAGGAGTTGAAGGTGTGGCCGAGATGACCACGGTTGACGAACCACAAGGTGGCGATGAAATCGCAGCAATGTACACTACACCAACTGTACCGGAATTATCACCAATATTTATGGGTGAAACGATAGGTTCTATAAGGACCTTAGTCAAGCGGTTTTCTCACACTTTTTCTTATTCCAACCCCAATTTAGCCGCAGACAAATACGTACGATTACGTGTTATATTATGGCAGTTCATAGGGTTTTTTGGACCGACCAATTTTGGTTTACCAGGAAATAGAAATGTGGTGGATGTGTTAGGCAGAGAAGGTACTTCTACTCAAGCCTATGATTTCAATGCTACCGGCACTACTTTTATGCATTATTTCATGCCAGCTTTTGCTGGTTGGAAAGGTTCTACACGCTTAAAAGTGGTGCCGTGGGGTGGGCCTCGTACTTCGAACATATATAGTACGTTGGCTATCGGTTTGACTAATTCCCCGCAAACAGCTTCTTTTGGGTATCAATTGATTCCTGCCGGTAGTGACTATCACACCGCCGCCTCTTTGTGGAGGCGTGGGCAGTGGATTAATTCCAGTAGTGGTATTTCATTAACTCAAAAGTTGCAAAAAGCAGGCGTAGAGGTGGAGTTCCCCTGGCAAAGGTCTGAACGTATGGAACGTACAGGCCTTATGTGGGGTAGAGCTACATCTACTTACGCGCGCGCAATCATTTCTGAAGACATTTATGTGGACAGATCATTCGATTATAGTGGGATGGACATTTTCACAGCCGCAGGAGAAGATTTTACTCTCTTCTGGTGGCAAGGTATGCCCACTTTGTACCGTAAAGACGATATTCCGGAGAGTCGGCCATTGGACCCGTGGAGGGCCATTAATTCCGACAATGCGTTAACGTCTTGACGACGCGCGTGGCTGGTAACCCTAACTACTCGGATGTGGAGCCGTGCTCCACAGGCGACAAGGCGCTTTATACCTTACCCACGTATGCGTGGGCCCTCTCTAGCGAGCGTGAGAGGGCAGTTGTTTATAGCAGCTCGTATTCCCATGAGCAATCCATGGGGCGGCGGCAGGTCAGTGTCGTCGTACCAGGCCAATTGGCCCTTTTAATTGATGCAGCATCACGTTTGTGAAAGACGTGTTGTACAGGTTTTTAAGGGCCCAGCGGCCCTGAATTTTTCCCTGATTGCAGATTTAGAAAGGTTACCAAGGTTTGGTGAAGGGTTAGCTACCCGGAACGCTTGGTTGCACTCCCC